GGGTCGGGGTCGGGTCGGGGCTCTCGGTCCAAGAAGGTCGGGTCGGGGTCGGGAGTCAAAGAATCGTGGCCCGGCCCTGGAGTATAAGTGACCCTGGTAGAGGAAAGGAAACTCTACCAGGGTCGATGGTCCGGGGTGGATTTCCCCGGACCGGACGCGCCTAGGGCCCGACTTCAGCTCGAGCCCATTTTGGAGTGTCAACAACCGGCGCGTCTAACTACAAAACCGCTTGTATCATTTTTGGCCTTGGATCCCTTGGGCTCTAGACCAACGATAACTGGCGATGGATCTAGGTGTCTCAAGTCATGCTCTAGACCGCTGATCACTTTATGCCCCATAAATGTTTTGGGCATACCATCACCAAAAACAACCGCCACGTTTTTACGATTAGCTAAAACGTGCATAGCTTCGTGCATGTTTGTTTCCGATAGGCTAAACGTCAAGTGATAGTTGCTAGGCTTGTTTGGGTTTAACATGCGCTTTAAGTTTTTGGTGTAGTCAATAAATTGAATCTCGGGAAATTGTTCAGGCAATGTTTGCCCGTTGTATCCCTTGATATACTCGAAGCTTATGTCCGTTGATCCATTAGGACGAACCGCAAGCATTTTGTTTTCGCGCTCGGCCTTACGTGCCAACGCTTCAATATGATCGGACATTTCCCGCATGAACGAAGGACGCTCATTCATAAAGTATTGAGCTTTTGCAATGCGACTCTTGCGGGTAGCATTGGTCCCCGTTTCCAAGTCGGAAACAATTGCGGCTTGTCCGCTATACATACCCAAACATAGATCCCGACAACCCGCGCTCGAATTCGGGCATAAATTACCAGCACCGCCAGTAGTATGCGGTGCCATATAATTAATGGCGTTTAGATATCCGAACTTGTCCGCCTTGATAGCTTTCGGACTATCAACGGAAAAGAATTTAGAAAATCGTTTCTTCATGGTGTTTACCTTTCAAAAGTTGTTGACGCTGTAAAGTTACCATGATTTCCCAGGAGTTGTCAAGTCGGGTCGGGATAAATTCTACTAGGTCGGGTCGGGGACTAGGTCGGGTCGGGATATAAAAAACCCCGGCGGTCCGTCATTGGGCCGGGCCGCCAGGGTAAAGTATGGGAGTAGAGACTCCCTTGGGAGGTGAACAAAATGAGGGGACTAGCATATGGCCAGTCCCCCTTGTTGTCAATTACCAGTCACGTATTGAATATCAAGAATGTGATGTTTTTCAAGATGGCGAGGTTCTAAGCCTTCACTTAGCAACCCAGCCCCCTTTTCTGTAATCGTCCAGATTTTAGCATTCTCAAGACTACAAAAAGTTCCGTCGTCGTCTAATACTACAATTCTTTCCATTATTCTTCCCCGTCTTTTACAATTTCAGATAAGCTGGTCTCCCAGATGTCAATTAACCTCCCACGCGCTCTCTTAACTCCTCTTCGTTGTAGTATTCAAAACAACTATTGCAAATCCATTTATTGCCGATTGTTTCGTGCGGTGTATTGCGAACATCAAAAACATCGTGGCAAACATCGCAGACTGTGTTGTCGCCGTAGTTTGGATCATGGTTTCTCATGCCGTCACCGCCATCTCCGTTTCGTTCAATTCGATAGTGATGTTTCCCCCGTTTAGCACTCTGCGAACCATGTTGGGGTTAAGGCGAACAAATTCCGCAAAGTCATCACCGCTTACCGCGTGGGTCTTGTCCCATAAGGTGTCGCGGTTTTCCTTCGTTGGTTTGTATCCTCTAGCGAAAACGACTTCTTTGAAACGCTTTTCTGTTGGTGACATTAAATAAATGCCCTCATCTTTCACTAGCCAAAGCCCTTGGTCTTCCGTTTCTTCTTGAACGTAAGGAAGCTTTCTCTTGTTCGCGTTGGAATGCTCCATCATTTTGGCGAGTGTTCCCGCCTTGTCATTCTTAAATATCAGATTGTGCATTAACATTTCGATTTCTCCATTGGTTGTTGACATGATCCATTATATATGGGATACTCCAATAGTCAACAACTTTTACAAAGGAGGACAATATGTCCACTAGAGCGATTTACACTTTTTGCGATCCCCGCACCGAAGTCCACGTTTACAAGCATCACGATGGATACCCGTATAACGGGGGTGTCCACAATGGTACGGCCTACGAAGGCGGAGGCCTTGTTTGGATAAACGACGCGAAAGCATTCGCGTGGGACTTGCCAAGGTTTGAGGCCGACGAATTCGCGGCTTCGTTCGTCGCGGCGAACAAGTCTGACGGTGGAGGCGTAAATTTGATTAGTGATCAAAAGCCGTGGGAATACGCCTCCGATTGTGAATACTGGTATAAGGTTTCGTCTATAGATGGCGACCTTCACGTGACGGTTTTGTCCGTTGATTGGTCTGGAGAAGTTCGCGACCATTGCATTGAGATGGAAGGTCCGCTTGATGAGCTACTCGCAACGCAACGCGCCCGAAAGGAGGTGGCGTGATGCCTAATTGGACAAGCAACATTCTAAACGTCGTCGGCAAACCGGAGTCCGTGGATAAATTCGTCGCGCATATGGGTGAGGTGATGGATTTTGAAAAGGTAATCCCGCCTCCCGAAAATATGTTCCGCGATAACCTGTCACAAGAAGATAAGGAGCGTTGTGCCAGAGAGGGCATACCAAACTGGTATGATTGGCAAAGCGAAAATTGGGGGACTAAATGGAACGCCCGATGCGATGAGGGTGAAGTCGAAATTGAAGACTACGAAAGCATGAACATGAAGCAAGCGACCTATCGGTTTGAAACCGCGTGGGACACTCCCCGCGAGGTGATTACCGCGCTGTGGGATAAGTGGCCAGACCTTGATTTTGAGGGCGGATATGTTCACGAAGGTTATGAGGGTTGTGGTTCGTTTTCCGAGTTCAATAATCGGGAGGAATAACTGCTACCGCGTCCCGATTCGCGGTCTTAATAAATCGGGTGTTGACTGGGGAGGCCTTCGGGTCTCCCCTTTTTTATTCGCGGTCGGGTCTAGTGGAGGGTCGGGGTCGGGGTTTCCCAAGTCAGATCGTCCCTGAACAGGCCCACTAGTATAAGGTCGATGTATTGTTTATCTACGGCAATCGCGCCGGCTAAGATAGTCAGGCCATCGCCTAAGTTATCCTGGATCCAGGCTCGAGCCTGATCAGTCACCGGGTGCAGCAGCACGATTGATCCGTGATCATCTATTGTGAAATCTGTCATGGGACCAGTATGGCACAAAAAAAGAGGGGGGACTAATGTCCCCCCTCATATGTTATGCCGCGATGGAAATATGCGGGTCATCTCGATACGCCTCTATGAATTCCGGCGAGGCGTAGGTTAATCGCATCCGAAGAATTTCGGACTTATACATATCTCCGTATTCCCACGACCCATATGTCGCATCAGATTTTCCGACCGTGTACCACGTGGTATGTTCCTTTTCGTTTTTGGGAATCTTATAGGTTTTCAAAACCCGAATCTCCCAATGCCCGAGATCTGGATGGTGAGCCTCGAACGTTGCATATGGGTTTTCAATGTCGCGACCTTTTCCTAGTGGATTTTTAGCCATGTCAATTTCTCCTTTTGTTGTTGACTATCACATAGTATTACCATAATATCCCATAGTCAACAACTAATCGGAGTTAGCAAAATGAGATCAGAAAAGATTAAAACATTGGGCGACTTAGCCGAGCATATGGATGTCATGACCAAAGAAAGCTTCTTTCTTCAGAACTATCTTGGTGATGTAATATCTCTTCTTAAAAGTGATGTTACATCGGAAAGGAATATAGTCGTTGCCCTCCAACGATTGGCAGAAATGGTTGAGCATTCTAAAGAATGCGGTTATGGAGAAGATACCATGATATCCCAGGAGGTAGAAAGATAATGGAATTCGATATTCACATAGAATGTGCGGAGTGCGAGGGTTTTGGAGAAATCGAAAACCTTCGGCATGGCGTTGATGCCAATGGTCCATGGGTCGATATCACTGACCAGAAATGCCAAGAGTGCGAGGGCGGTGGTCTGGTTTATGTTGGTCGTGAAGTCTACGATAGCGTTGCCGATCTCAAGGCGGACTACCCCGAAAGCATGGCACAAAACCTAGACACCAAAAAATGGGTCTAATGTAGTCGGGCAAACTTTCTCTCAACTCGGGCGACCTTCGGGTCGCTCTTTTTTTATGCCCAGTCGGGGTCGGGTCGGGTCGGGATTGCCTGGCTTACTCCAGGGCTCGAGCCCTGGGCCGTGCTTGGTAGTATAAGAATATAGTAGATCCGGGCCTGCCCTGCTCCGTTCTCTCTCGCTCCGCTCTCTCTAAATTAATTTCAATAAAATGCATTTTAGGGGTTTACATATTCCCATGCCATATGGTAACCTCTAGAGGTTAGTTAGTCACAACAATAGAAAGAGAGAAAGACAATGAGAAAGTTTACAAACAAAGAAGCCAATGACGTTGCTGAGTTAGTCGCAATCAATACGCAGATTCGTGAAATGCAACGCGAATTGAAAACCCTAAATGAGCAGCAAAAAGAAAAACGCGATGCATTGCGAAGCGTTATCGCCAAGCATGGCGAAGCCCACAATTCAGATCACATTGTGACCGTTACCACACAAACACGAAAAGGTTATGAGGTTCAACCTTCCACCTTTGAAAAGTTTAATATAGCGGACAGATAGAAACATGGGCGGAGTATAACGCTCCGCCCAAACCTTACAGAAAGAGAGAAAGACAATGCAACCTAACGCAAGACAAGCCGTTAAAAAAATGATCTGGCATTATGAAAATGAGCTACTTTTTGCGACCAGCAGTGTTGATAAAGAAAAGTATGCTGAGAAGATTATTGAATGGTCAGAGCGGTTAGAAAATACGCCTAGTCGTAAAGAGATCTGGTGTCCCGTTTGCGGTGAGTATGAGGCGGAAGAGAAAACAATTCGGGCTATTCAGGAAAACATTATAGAGCCAATGATCAAATAAGGTTCCGAGGGGTTGCCGAAAAAGTCGGCAACCCCATCGACCCCCAGCCCTCGTCGGGCGGGCCCCGCCTTTGTTCAGCGCCAGATGAACATAGTGTTTTGAACAAATAATCGTGGCTATTCTTCATCCTCTGGAACCAGGTACAGTGTTCCGAACATATTGATCTTCATAATATACTTGCATGAACAGCAGGTAATCACTGAATCTGGGAACACATAGAAAGAATTACTTCCGCACTGGAGACATTCGAGTTCTTCGGGTCCCCTGGACGGTGGTTCCATGTTTATGACATCTGCCATGTGTCATTTTCCTTTAATGTTATTAGTATATTATATACTTCCGTTAACAATTTGGGAAAATAGTATGACTGTTGACTCAGAGAATCCCGTTAAAGAGTTAAAGAAAACTTTAGAGAAGCTTCATAATGAGGGTTATCCGAGCCCCAATGATTATGGAAATCGAAACTCAAACGAACCTTCCATCGTAAAGGAAGCAATAATTAGCTTGGGAATTACCCCCCGATCTTATTACAGACGACTCCGCAAAGCTGAAAGTGAAGGCTATGTGGTTCCATGGGACAGGGGGGATGAATTTTCGGTTCCGGCCCTAGAGTCCCCTGACATGGATGTTGAGGATCTTGTTGATCACGTAACGGAACGATTTGAAAAACGTCAACGGTCATTGGAGCAACGTGAGTGGTTACCTGTGACGTTCCATCGAGAGGGTCCCCTGGCAATAAGCTTCTTGGGGGATCCGCATGTGGACGATAACGGATGTAACTGGCCAAGGTTGCGTGAGGATTTAGATACTATAAATAATACGGAGGGTATGTATGCTGCGTCATTGGGCGATGCGAGTAACAACTGGGTAGGTCGTCTTTCACGTTTGTGGGCTTCTCAGGAAACTTCTGCAAAGCAGGCGTGGCAGTTGGTGCAATGGTTGTTGACGGCGACGGATTGGTGTCTGCTGATCAAGGGCAATCATGATATGTGGCTGGAGAATGACGTTGATCCGATAGAGTGGCTCAAGGTTCCCGGCACATTGACCACGGACTGGCAGGCTCGATTGGAGTTTCGTTTTCCCAAGGGTCGTCCGTTCAGGGTATGGGCGGCACATGATATGCCGGGTCATAGTCAGTGGAACCCTCTCCACGCACAGATTAAGAGGGCGAAGTTTACGCAGGAAGCTTCGTTATATATCTCTGGTCACAGGCATCACTGGGCGTTGGCACAGTCTGAGGATGAGTGGACAAATCGTGTGTATTGGGCAGCGAGGGCAAAAGGATATAAAACAGAAGATGACTATGCGAATCGTTTAGGGCATGGTCAGCAAAAATATGGTGAAACAATAACGGCAGTGGTGGATCCACTTGCCACATCTGAAACCGCGTTTCTTGTGTGCTTTGCAAATGTACAGGAGGCGGCAGAGTATCTGGAGTGGAAACGTGCTAAATGCGTCTGATGAGGTAATGCGTGAAATCTTGGCTTTGGAACAGGCCAAGCAAACATTGTCGGTTCGAGAAAGAGCGCAGAACGATTTTATGACGTTTGTGAAGCATGTGTATGATGGTTTTATTGAAGGGAACCATCACAAGCAGGTAGCGAAGCAGTTTGAAAAGTTGGCGGTGAACCCCGGTTCACGGATCATTGTCAACATGCCCCCTCGACATACCAAGTCTGAGTTTGCGAGTTACATGCTACCCGCATGGTTGATTGGCAAGAATCCTGAACTCAAGATCATCCAGACAACGCATACCGCAGAACTGGCGGTAAGGTTTGGTCGTAAGGTCAGGAACCTTATGGAACTGGATATCTACAGGGAAATTTTTCCCGATGTGGATTTGCGTGCTGATTCAAAAGCTGCGGGTCGTTGGGAAACGGGCCAGGGGGGTGAATATTTCGCTGCGGGTGTGGGCGGTGCCATCACTGG